AGCGTGTGGGCTTTGATGACTTGCTGCCCGGCGTGTTCGGGTCTGCCGATCTGGTTGGGCGCTATGGCGACACCGCGATTGTGCTGGACTGGAAGTTTGGCGATGGCGTACCAGTGCCCGCCGAAGAGAATATGCAGCTCATGTTCTACGCCGCCGCAGCCATGCGTACCAAAGAGACGCAGTGGGCGTTCAAAGGCGCTAAAGACGTTGAGTTAATCATCATCCAGCCCCCGTCAATCAAACGCTGGAAGACCACGTTTGAGCGCCTCGCGCAGTTTGAGCAAGAACTTGTGCGTGCGGTAAAAGTTGCAGGCTCACCTGATGCGCCACTGGCTATCGGTAGCCACTGCCGTTGGTGCGCCGCAAAACCAATCTGCCCGCAGATGACCGGAGCAGTTGACCGCGCCGCTAAGATTACACTGGATAACTTACCGGCAAGTCAGATTAGCGCGTGTTTGAGTCAGGCTGAAATTCTTGAGGATTGGATTCGGTCTTTGCGTGAACTTGCCTACAAAATGTTGGAAAATGATAAGCCCGTTCCGGGCTGGAAATTGGTGAATAAGCGGGCAATACGGTCGTGGGCCGACAAAAAAGCGGCTGAAAAGTTCTTACGAGACAACAACATCAATCCGTTCAAAGATCCTGAGTTGCTTTCGCCCGCAGGGGCTGAAGCAGTACTCAAAAAGAGCAAGGTGGCACTGCCTGACGATCTTGTCAGCGCAGTGTCATCAGGCAGCACATTGGCGCCATCGGATGATCCGAGGCCCGCTGTGCTTAACGTGGGCAAGCAACTTACCGCTGCCCTTTCTAAACTTCAGTAAAGGAAAATCAAATGAGCAATATCGTAAAGTTTGGTGCAGGTAACTTGCCTTCAGTTCAGTCGCTGGCAACGGCTCTTCGTACCATCCAGCAAGATGTTGGCGCTGCTGGTGTGGTGATTCTCAAAATGGATAAGACTGGCTCTTGGGTCTTTGGCGCGGATCAAACCGAAGTCGAAGACGACTCCACCTGGGCTGTCAATCCGTTCTCGTTCGTGCATGGTGTGATCGCATGGGGTGATGGTGAGGTGTTAGGCGAGAAGATGGTGCCTGTCTCCGAGCCATTGCCTGAGTTAGAGGCCGCACCGCCGAACGCTAAGAAGGGTTGGGAGAAGCAGGTCGGCCTCTCACTCAAATGCCTAACCGGCGAGGACAAGGACATGGAGGCCCGCTACACCACGACATCTGTCGGCGGTAAGCGTGCAGTCCAAACCCTTGCTATCGCAATTGCAGAGCAGGTCGAGAAGGATCAAGCCAAGCCTGTGCCGGTGGTGCGTCTGAAAAAAGACCACTACTCGCACAAGAGCTACGGCAAGATCTTCACGCCCGTGTTTGAGATTGTCGAGTGGATCAGCATGGATGGTGAGACGCATGCCCCGAAGTTAGAGGCACCCGAGGCCGAAGAGGACGCGCCAGTTCGCCGTCGTCGTAGAGCCGCAGCCTAAAAGGATTTGGGGTGGTTAGGCAGACATTCGAGGATGTTGCAAGCGTGGCTTTTTTCTGCCTTCTGCCGCGCAGCTAGTAGCGACTAAATCGACACCCCAACTTATTTATGAACATAACCTTTGGATCAGTATGCAGCGGTATTGAGGCCGCCTCAGTAGCATGGGAGCCGCTTGGCTGGAAAGCCGCATGGCTGTCTGAAATAGAAAAATTTCCTTGCGAGGTATTAAAACATCACTACCCGTCTGTTCCGAACTATGGCGACATGGCGTTGTTGGCGCCCAAGATCCTTTCTCAAGAAATTTTTGCCCCCGATGTTTTTTGCGGCGGTACGCCGTGCCAAGCGTTTTCCGTAGCTGGCTTGCGTAAATCTTTAGATGATGAGCGTGGGAATTTATCATTAACCTTTTGTGAGATCGCCAATGCAATCGACACCATCCGCCGCAAACAAAGAAAACCAGCAACAATCGTCTTTTGGGAAAACGTCCCCGGAGTGCTCAACACAAAAGATAACGCCTTTGGATGTTTTTTGGGAGCACTTGCCGGAGAAAATGAAGCGTTACAACCACCAAGGGGCCGATGGGAAAACGCTGGTTTTGTCGATGGTGTCCAAAGAGCAGTCGCGTGGCGGGTGCTTGACGCCCAATATTTCGGAGTGGCCCAACGACGCCGCCGTGTGTTCGTTGTCGCAAGTGCTAGAGACGACTTCGATCCCGCAGCGGTACTTTTTGAGTTCGAAGGCGTGCGCCGGGATATTGCGCCGAGCAGAGAAACGGGGCAAAGAGTTGCCCCCTGCGTTACGAACGGCCCTCCTTTTAGCCGCACAGGCAACGAGCGAGTAGAGTGCGAGGCTATGGTGGTGCAACCTTTTACCGTAGGTAACACGTTGACTGCTCGGATGCACAAGGGTATTAACAGTACATTAGATGAAGGACAAACTCCTATACTTGCGTTACAAGATGTAAGTGGCAGAGAAAAAGCACAAAACGGCAAAGGATGGAGTAATGATGGAGTTAGTTACACCATTGATGCCGCCGCAACTCAAGGCGTAGCGCAACCTATTCATTATCGTAAATCGCGCCGCGCTCAGTCTGAAAACGACCATGAAACATGGGTTGAAGATGACGCAACAAATACTTTGAATTGCTTTGATCTTGGTGATGTAAGAACGGTTGAGGCAGTTGTGCAAGCAATTGATTATGAATACAACGCGCATGGGGTTGATGAGCCGACAGGGCCGTTGCTAAAGGGTAGCCCTACTGGCGGTGGTCATCCGTTACCGGCTGTTATGGAACAAATGGCCGTTCGCCGTTTAACTCCAGTTGAGTGTGAGCGCCTACAAGGTTTTCCCGACGACTACACCAACATTAAAGAAAACTGTCCTGATGGCCCTCGATACAAAGCACTTGGCAACTCATGGGCGGTGCCTGTAGTGCGATGGATAGGAGCAAGAATTGACCGTGCTCTGGCTTGACTTTGAGACCCGTAGCCGCTGCGACTTACCCAGTCGCGGCGTCTACAACTACGCTCAAGATGTAAGCACTGCGGTGCTGTGCATGAGCTATGCGTTTGACGATGAGGATGTCGCTACTTGGACGCCAGATCAGCCGTTTCCAGAGCGTGTACGCAATCATAAAGGCCAGATCCGGGCGCACAATAGTTCCTTTGAAAGACTAATTTTTTGGTACGTCTTGCAGATTGACTTCGACCTAGCCCAGTTTTACTGCACCGCCGCTCAGGCGCGGGCCAACTGTGCGCCTGGGTCATTGGAAGATGTTGGCCGGTTTGCCTCGGCTGAGATGAAGAAAGACTATCGCGGCGCTCAGTTGATTCGCCTGCTTTCTATCCCCCGGGCTGACGGCACCTTTAATGACGATCCGGCGCTCATGGCCGAGATGATCCAATACTGCGAGCAAGATGTCCGGGCCATGCGGGCGGTGTCTAAGGCCATGCGCGATCTCACCGCTGATGAGCTGCTGGACTACCAAACCAACGAGCGGATCAATGACCGGGGGGTGTTACTCGACCTTGATGTGGCGAAAGCGGCGATCAAGTACGCGAGCGCCGAGTTGGTTGAGATCGAAGAACTGGTCGCCGAGATCACCGAGGGTGAGATCACCTCAGTCCGGTCGCCCAAGATGCGCGAGTGGGTCTTAGAGCGTGTGGGTGATGAGGCCAAAAAACTCATGGAGTCCTATAAGGACGGCGAGAAGAAGTGGAGCATTGATAAAAACGTCCGGGCCAACCTGCTGATTTTGGCAGAGGAAAGCCCGGACCAAGTACCACCGGATGTGGCTGATGTCATCCAGTGCGCTGACGACTTATGGGCCTCCAGCACCGCTAAGTTTACCCGCTTGGCCGACTTGGCTGACGAGGAAGATCACCGGGTGCGCGGGGCGTTTGTATTTAATGGCGGGTCGGCCACGGGCCGGGCTAGTTCCTACGGCGCCCAGGTTCACAATTTCCCCCGTAAAACGGTCAAGAACCCCGAAGAGGTCAGGCAGGCGATGGTCCGGGGCCATGCGATAGTGCCTAAGTTCGGGCGGCGGGTG